CTCTCATTAAGAAGAAGGGTGGAAATCTTGTTTTAGTAAGTCATTCAAAGACTTCACAATTACAAGATGGGAAGGTGCAACTAGCACCTGAACTTCCAAGAGGACTCGGTTATTCATTAGCGGCTAAAGCTGATATAATCGGGTACACTACAGCATCAAAAGAAGATGGTAAATACTATATATCATTTGAAGCTTATGATGAAAGGGTTGTAGGCAGTCGCTTAAAGCCTCTTTCTCAAAAGGTTTTATTATTTGATTATGAAGTAATATCATCTGAAATCCTTAACTACAAGGAGGAAAAGTGAGTAATACTCGTTTTCGCCCTGATGACCTACAGTTATCCGGTAACGGTAAAAGCTGGATAGGTTTTCAAAAAGTAGGGATTGTCGATTGGGAAGACCGAGCAGACCAATTTGATTGGGCTGACGTCTACCTAGTTGCTACTCTTAAACAAGAAGATTCGCAGTATCCGATAGAGATGAAACTTGCGGGTTCTTATGATAGAGAAACAAATGGCAACATTAAAACCTGTACACTATTGAAAAGACTTTATTGGCTTTTTGATACTATAGGCTTTGACGGCGGTCCTGATATTGGTGGTACTATGGTAGATGCAGATGGTGAGGAGTTAAATCTCGTTAATCATCTTAATCAAAACCATGTTACTAATCCATTGGACCCTAAATTGGAGTATATAGCATACATTTACAAAGAGAAGGGTTATAAAGACCCGTCTAAATTGTATAATGCTGTATTTCCTAAGTTGGTTCCAAACACTCCTAAAGGTTTAAAAGACATCGAGGGTTACATAGCCTTTATGAAGTCTAAGAACCTTATTAAGGAGGTCATAGAACAGCCGACTCCTACTAATGGAGTCAACACAGCATCTACAGAGGGAACTACTAGTTTCTAATGTATGTTGAAGTAGCAATCGGGAGTCCCTCTAAACGGGGGGCTCTCGTTTCTATAAATGATGTATGGGATATCGTATTTGAAAGTGGGGAGAAAGATGCTGTTTACACATCTGTATATCAATATGATGAAGAAGCTGTAAACTATATAAATAAGAAGGGTACGCTTAAAAAGTTTGTTGGAACTAGACATATCGATTCAATACCTATTGATATTGATAAAGGTCAAAATTCAAATGAATATACCCTGTCTCAAGCACAAACCATTTTATATCATCTACAATCTGAATTAGGATTGAAAGATGGAAATTTTGCAATATTCTTTAGTGGTACGGGATACCACATTGATATAAGCAGTGAATGTTTTGGCTTTAGACCGGGAGCTACCCTTCCTTTTATGGTTAAACAGACTATGGTAAACAATGTATTACCCAATTTCAGAATAGATGGAAGCGTTTATAGTAGGACTTCTATTATACGTCTTCCCCATACATTAAACAAAAAGTCTAAATTGTATAAAGTTCCTCTTACAGTAGATGAGCTTTTCGGAGATGTGAATGTTATCCTTGAATTAGCTAAGGATAGAAGACTGTCATTTGGTCAACATGACCTATGGGGAGATGGTAGTCTTGAACACTTAATAGATACTGATGTACCTGATATTAGGACAATGAAACATGTTTCAGAGCCTAATAATGTAGTACCTTGCATACAGACCTTATATAATAATGGTCCACAACAAGGCACTAGGAATAATGTATTATTAAGAATAGCATCTCATTTTAAAAGACATGGCATACCAAGTGATGCCACTAAAGCATCCTTGCTTGCTTGGAATGATAACCAACTCGAACCAGAGATAGTTATGGAAAAGGTCGAATCCACATATAACTACGGATATCAATATGGATGCCATGATGAGATTTTAAAATCAGTTTGCAACCCTAAGTGTATTTACTATAAGAACAAGAGTTACTTAGTAGATATCAAAACAACACGGGATTTACAGAAAGACTTAGAAGAGAGACTTACATCTGATTTCACAGGTAGAATGATTAACCTGGCACAGATGTTTGGTCTTTATGATAAGGACTGTGATATATATCCTGGTGAGCTAGTAACAATATTTGGTCCTACTGGAGCAAATAAGACAACATTGGCTCAAAATATTGTCCTTGGATATGATTTCCACAATGATACAATCAATACAGATTGGCACATGCCAACATTATATCTTTCACTAGAACTTAGTGGCTGGTATATGCATCGTAGAAATCAACAAATTGTTAGCGGTCTTTCAAAGGAAGAGGTAACAGGGAATAATAAGTATGTCTCTAAAAAGTATAATAGCTATTTAGAGCATGTTAATATTCAAACAATCTCACCAACAACTGAAATGATTTTGAAACAGGTAAGAGAACTACAGCCTAATCTTATGGTCATAGATTATATTGACTTAATAGATGCTGGAAAATCTTACAGAGGAGAATATGAACAAGTTCGAAACATAAGTCACTTTCTATCTAATCTAGCAGTAAATCTTGATATCATTATTATACAGATATCTCAGGTTTCAAGAGAGTATTCAAGGAATCAAATCCTTGATATTTATGCTGGTAAAGGTAGCGGTGCTATAGAGAACGCATCAAGAAAGGTAATAGGAATTAACGGTACCCAAGATAATCCAACAAAGCAAGTATCTCTATTTAAGAATAGTGATGGCGACTTATTTGATGTAGACCTTGAATGGACACCTTCATTCAGATTACCAGTAAGGAGAATAGAAACATGAAAAAGCATGTTGTAAAAACAGAGGTTTCTTTAGATACAAAGATGGCACTAATGAATATTGCTCAAAAAGAAAAACGTAGTATGCGAAAACAACTGGAATATATAATTGAACAGTTTATTAAATCGCAAATTATGGTCGAAAGTATTTCTGGTAGTAAACCAAAAGCATGGAAAGGACCTTTGTCGACTAGTTTAAAACAAGCATTAAGAAGTAAAGGATGGGATATTCCTAAGGTAGAAGCTTTACTGAAAGAGAAAGAAGACGATGCAGAAATTGACAACTAAAGAACTCATAGGCGAGTACATAGACCTTCAGGTTCAATTAGAACAGGAATTGGAGGATAAGGGACCAATAGAGGATGCCTTGGTAGGTGTTAGTGGTCAGATTAAACGCAAAGTCGATAACATAGATGTATTTATGGTGGGTATTGAAAGAAAGACCCATATGATAGATGCTGAGATTCTAGCTTTGAGCGATGAAATAAAGAGACTAAAGGTAAGGAGAAAAGCTACAGCGTCATTAAAGAAATACTTTAATGAAACTCTTATACCTATGGTTATAGAAGAAGTTGGAAGAAACGGTGTCTATGAAACGAATACAGCTAGATACAAGTTATTTGAAACTTTCGGACCAGTAATAGTATCTGATGAAGATGCTGTTCCAGATGAATACAAGAAAGTAGAGATGGTAGAGTCTTTAGATAAGAAAAAGGCTCGTAAAGACCTTACTTCTGGTGTAGATATACCAGGTTTCTTTATTCAGAAGGTAAAGCGAGTAAGGAGGTCTTAATGGGACGAATACTAGATATAGCATTCCCTCAAACAGGAATGATTATAACTATATTCAGATTCTTGCAATTTGCAATACTATTTGACAACAACTTTGTAGATTTTTCATTCTCTATTTGGAGAGCTGGAATACATCTACACTTAGTATACGAGGAGAGGAATAGATGCCTAGAAATCGTAAAACACAAACAGACATAATACTGGAGTTGCTACAACAGGGTTTAAAGGTAAATCCTCAAATGGCACTCAATCGGTGTGGTTGTTTTAGACTTGCCGCTATCATATATGACCTCAGACATAAACGAGGTTATAACATTAAGATGAACAAGGTGAAAAGCTATACAGGCAATCTTTATGCTGAATATGAGCTTATGCCTACAGCATAGCCCAAAGGGGGGCAGGTTTTTGGAGACTATCCATATTCTATATCCTGCCCCACCTTATTATAAAGTATGAAGCTAGATAAAAAACAATTTAAAGATGTGCTTGAACCCATACATAAACACTTTTGGGAGAAAGCATATAAAAAACTTTCTGCAAAGATGAGTGTACTATACAGCAGTCTAAAGAGAAGAAGTGAAGAATATGATGTAGCTTTTTCAATAGAAAGAGACGAAATAAGAAAAATGTTCTATGGCTCTTATGGTGATGATTGTAAATATTGTGAGAAAAGGCTCACTTATAAAACCATAGCATGTGACCATATAATCCCACTATCTAAAAAAGGAGAAACTTCTGTAAAGAATCTCCAATTAATTTGCAAAACTTGTAATACAAGAAAGGGTCCTCTAGATGAAGAGGACTTTAATATGCTCATTCAGCTAGTACAAGAGCTTCCTGCTGAAATAAGAGTATACGTAATGAAGAAGCTCGCTAAGGGAGGACGTTACTAATGAGTAATTGGACTTTTGAGGATAATATCCCTATACCTGAAGTAGACACAACATGGCATAAGCGAAGAAAATCTAAGTATGGTTTTCTGGCAGAGCTTAACCTCAACCAATCAGTTTTCATTCCTGAAGACAAGTTCAAGAAGGGCTTAGTAAGTCAAGCTTGTAATCGTATAGCAGGGAAAACTAATAGGAAGTTCACATCTAGAACTCGTGTTGAAAACGGAAGATACGGTACAAGAGTATGGAGAACGAAATAGGCAGTAAAAAGCCAGAAGAAGAGCGTTTCAGAAAAACACTCTTTCCAAGGGAATTAACTCTAGTATTGTCTGGACTTCATAAATTGCATTCCGAAGCTTATAGAGAAAATAATATGCCCCTTACAAGGGAAATTATGGCTCTAATAGACGAACTTAAACAAGGTTCTGGTTGGAATGACAATGATGAAAAAGGACTGATACTATAATAATAGGAGAGATGG